GCAGCCGTACCCGTACCCGCGCCGTCTTTAATTGTGCGCCAATATTCATATTGCTCACCCTCGCCGACATAACCCGCGCCGTTTGCGGGCGATATATCGCCCATAATTTCAATTACGGAAAGTAAAAACAACTTGTCGGGCGACACAACAATATCCGTTGCATTGTTGCCCGATGTTGCTTTTTTGTTTACGGTCTTGATTACGCTTTGTAAGTCCGAGGGGAGTTGCGATAAGAGCGTTTGCATTGTCGACGTGCGCATTGTGCTGCCGTTCCAACCGCCGACGTTGGTGTTTGTTGGATTAAAAGGGTATTTTGTCGTGAGGCAGTTTTTCATACCGATAGTGATACCCGCTTTGCCGCCGTCCGTTTTGTCGTCGTGGTTAAAGCCGAGTATAACGAGGGTAATAGTTTCGCCCGTCGATAATTCGATTTGCTTTTCGTCGCCGACTTTGTACACGTCCGCCGCCTTGCCCGACTCGGCAAACGCAGCGATTTGCGCCCAAGTGTTATTTGCAAACGACGGCTTTGTTTCGGTCGCAAACCAATCAAGGTCAATCCACGGCGTAACACCGTCGCCGATTTTGGTTTTTTTGTTGGTAGAGTCAAAGCCGATTTCGCCGACATCGAGTACGGGATTCTTGCTTTCCCAAGCCGCCGCCGTGTCGTTGCGTACTTGCATTTTTGCCGTTACGAGTTTTTTTGCCATTTTGTCCTCCTATGCGTTTCCGCCTTTGATAATGATTTCGTCGGCAACGTCGAGCAAACCGTCCGCCGCCATAGTTGCAACCGCGACACCGTTAAGAGTGAGCGTTGTGCCTTGCTTTTCGCCGATTTGCTGCGCGAGCGCATTTATTTCGGCGGTCATTGCTTTGTGTTGGTCGTTTACAACGTCGACCGCATTGTCGGCGGTGTCTTTTGCTGCACCCGCAGTTGCAACCGCGTTGTTTGCCGCGGTTACGGCTGCCGCCGCCTTGTTGTTGGACTCGGTTGCGGTTGTTACCGCGTTGCCCGCGGTCGTTACCGCGTCCGAGGCTTTTTTGTTTGCGTCGTTCGCTATCGAAAGAGCCTCGGCTTTTGCCGCGTTTGCCGCTGCGAGTGCGTCGTCGGTTACTTTTTTAATCGCGTCAATTTGCGCTTGTACGCGGGCGTAGTCGTCAACGGGTTTAATGAGTTTTGTTAAATTCACAATCGCGCCGTTTTTGATTTCAAACGAGTATATCGGTAACTCGTAGACTTTGTTTTCGTTGTCCGCAAGTCCCGCGTACACGTCGTCGGTTTGCAATGCGATTTCGCTAAATGCAGTATTGACGACCGCTTTAAGTGTGCAGTTGCCCGCGTCCGAGGGGTGGTATGTTTCGATACGCGCAACGACGTAACCGACAAAATTGTTAAACATTTGCGGCGTTACAATTTCCGCGCTTGTTATTTCGTTCATACGTCCTTGTATCACAAACGCGCCCGTGCCGATTTTGATTTGATTGCCGACAACGGTTGCGGCGAGTTCCGCGCCGTATCCCGTGTAGTAGCCGTTTGCGTTGTTTTGGTCGATAAATCGGCTTTTGATTTCCAACGCATACAAGTGTGCGTCAAAGTTGAAAACGCCTTGATATGTTACGGGTCTAATCAATGTCTTTGCCTCCTAATTTTTAATAATTTCGGTCAATAAGATTTTCTTAAAACCGAGTTTGATTTTTACGTTTTTGCCGTTCGTGTCAAGCGATGTTATCTTTTCACTAATCGGCAGCGTTTTATAGAGTCGCCCTTCGTAATAGAGCCGCACTTTTGTGTAAAGCGCATATATACCAAAGTCAATCGGGTCAATCGTCAAGTTGTTGTCGATAATGATATTGTCGACGTACCGACTGTTTGCAAGTTCGTACACCGCGTCAAATTGCGCGTCGGATAAATACTCTTTTTCGTAAAACTTTGTTTTTACGGGGTATATGCGCCCGTCGATGTCGCCCGCCGCATTTGATTGCACGATGTCATTGTCGCGGGTGCGGTAATAGTAGATTGTCGCCAACGTTGACGGTCGGGGTTGGTGTTTCGGCTCATACACGGGCGTGCCGTCGTCGTTAAACTCGGGGTTGCCGTTGCTGTCAACCTTTTGCACGTCCGTATAAACGATATTACCGTCCGCGTCCGTAAGCGGTGTTGTGGTGTCGTATTTTATCGTTGCAACCGTTTTATTTGTCGTCGACGATGTAGTTGTCAACTCGTATATAAAGTCGCTCAAATCAACGTCTACAACGTCGGCGTTTTTTACAAACTTAAAAATGATTTTGCCCGCCACAACGTCGTATGTTGACTCGATGTTGTACTCGTAATATTTGAGGTAACATTTCAAAAACTTGTATGCGTTCGTAATGGTGTATTGTCCTTGATACGAGCCGTATGTTTCCGTCGTGTCGGTGTTGTCGGTCGGTATAATAACCTCGACGGGTATTTTGCCGACCGTCGCGTCGGTGCTGTCAAATACCGCTTGCTTGACGATATTAAACAATGCCGACAACTTGCCGTCAAAACTGCCGTCGCGGGTAAAGTCGAGTATGATTTCGGTGTCCCAAAGCGTCTTAAAATCTAATCCCTTGATTGTGCGCTTTTTTCCGTCCGCTTTGATGTTATCAACAAGACACGCATACTCGGGGTTGCCGTAGTCGTCGCATACAACGGCAACCGCTGCGTCGTTGATGTCGTCGGCGCAAACGCCCTCGCCGCTAAACGTATCGGGGTCGTAAACACGCTGCGTTAAGTCGTACGAGATATTGTCGACGTTTGATATATGATTTTTGTTTTCGTCGTAAATCGCTATATACATCGCCGCCTCCGTTAATCGAGTAAATAACGTTTAACCGCAAATGCGATTTCGCCCGCGTCCTTTTCGTCCATATCCGACCCGATGTAGTAGTCGCCTTGCGGTAAATATAAAAACGATTGTCGCGTTTTGTCGGTCAAGCCGTATCCGTTCGATACCGCGCCGTTTTCGGTAACGGTTATCTTTTTTGCGTTCGGCTCTATAACTATCACGCGCCCGTCGACGTTGTTTGTCGATAGTTTAATTTCGGCAACAATTTCGTCGCTTAACGTGGCGATGTAAATGCGGATATTTTCGCGTATTTGCCCCGAGATAGTAATAGTTATCGGCGCAGCGATGTGGAAGGGGTTGGACACATATTGCTTTTTGTTAAACACGCGCCCGAAAAAACCAAAAGGAAAGCCGAGCGGAAAGCGCGTCGCGTCCTCGGCGGTATTTTTCAACGCAAACGACTCGTCGACACGCTCGTACCAATAGGTTTGACGCTCAAATGTAAACGTTTCGCAAAATACGCCCTCCTCGTTAATTTCCGTTTTGGTATTCGACTTAAATACGACATCGCAATATTTGTCGGTTACGCCGTCTTGATACTCAAACAAAAACTCCGCCGTGCCGCACTCCGCTAAAAAGAGCATTAAACCTTTGTAATTTGTGTAACCCTCCGTGCCGTCGGCGTTAAAGTAGATTTTTAACACTATCGGCTCAAAACTCGGCGTAACGTTTACAAGGTGTTTGCCTTTGTCGCTTTCCTTGTACGCGGCGGTAAAAGAGTTGCCGAGTCCCGTAGGCTCGGCGGCGAGCGCGGATTCCGTGTTCAAATCAAAAGACTTTTTTTTGTCGTATGTGTGCAAAAAAAACTTTCTCATATTACATAGCCTCCGCAAGTTTTATATTGATTTCTTTGACGAGCGCGTCGGTATCAACCTCCGACGCATAGTTTTGTATCGTAACCGTAATGTTTTGCGTTTTGTTGTTGGTGCTATAATCGTTGTTGTAAACGTCGCCCGTCGTTCCGCCCGCGCCTATCTTGTCGTATGTTTGGTCGCCGCTTTCGTTGGTTGCGGGCGGCGTTGAGTCGATAATCGCGTTTACATCGTCCATACTTTCGATGTCGCTTGTATCAATGCGCAACTTAACCTCGGATATACGGTCGATATGTACACCCAACCAACCGAGAGCCTTGTTTACGCCGTCAATCAAGCCGTTAATGATACCGATTACAAAGTTGATTGCGTCCTCGATAAAACCTAATACAAAGTTGATTACTTTAACGACTCCGCCGAAAATCTTGTTGACGATGTTGCCGAAAGTTTGAAAGAGTGGCGACAACCACCCGAGCAACGTACCGAGTAATTTTAACGGGACTTGCAACGCCGTCAATACGAGTTTAATAGGTATTAAAGCCACGTTTAAGAGCGGTTGCAAAATCGAAAAAAGGACTTGCAACGCAATTTGTATCGGGGTCAATATCATTTCGATTGCAGCCATAAGCATATCAAGCAACGGCGACAACAAATCGAAAATCACTTGTATAATTTCGATTATCGGTTGCAATGCGTCGGATATGACATTGATTGCCACCGCAAGCACGCCGCCGATAAGGTCGATTATCGGTTGCAAAATCGACATAAGCAAATCAAGCACTTGCATTATTGCGTCGATAGCGGGTTGCAACGCTTGCCCGAGCGTTTCGACAAGGCGGTTGATTGCCTCGCGGAAAGCCTCGCAATGGTTGTATAAAAGCAAAAGAATAGCCGCGACCGCTGCTATAATTAAAATAATCGGGTGCGCCTCTAACGCCGTAAGAGCCGAGCCAAGTTGCGGCAACACCTTGATTACGCTACCGATTGTCGATACAAGTTTGCCGATACCCATAGTTAAAGGGGCGAGAGCGGCAACCACAAGTAAAGCCTTCAGCGCAAACTCTTGCTGTCCGAGCGTCAAACTGTTAAACCACTCGGCAAGTTTTTGCAATTTCGGTACAAGGTTTTGTTGTATGCTGTCGGCAAGCGTTTTAATTATCGGCACAAGCGACGCACCGATTTGTGTAGCAACATTTTTTAATGACTCTTTAAGCAAAAACAGCGTGTCGTCAAGTCCCGCAAGAGCCGCGACTTGCTCGTTTGATAACGAGCCTATCGTTTCAAACTCCGACTTAAATTGCCCGATAGCGTCCGCGCCCGCATTAAGATACGGCAACATTTGATTTGCGATTTTGTCGCCAAAAATTTCGTTTGCGTACGCGGCTTGTAGCGTCTTGTCTTGCATATTCGAGAGCGCGTCGATAATTCCGTCAAACATCGCCTCTTTGCTGTCAAAGTCCTCTATACGCAACCCGAGCGACTGCAATGCTTTTGACGCATTGTTTACCGTACCCGTCGACAAGTCTAAAATTGCCGCTCTTGCCTTTATGAGTGCTTTTTCAAACACCGCCCACTCGACACCCGCTTGCGCGGTAACGTATTGATACTCTTGTATTTTTTCAGCCGATATACCAAGACGAAGGGCAAGGTCGTCGATTTCCGCGCCCGTACTCGCGGCATTTACCCCGAGTGCGCCGAGCGACGTAACCGCCGCCGCTGCAAGAGCCGAAAACGGGGCAAGTGCTTTGCCCGCCGATTGTATTTTGCCGCCGACATCGGTAAATTGTTTTGCAAGGTGGTCGATTTTTATTTGATTGATTTGCTCTAATTGCTTTTGCAATTGTTGCCCTTGCAATTCGGCTTTATGTAACTCGTTTTGTAACTTTTGATACTCGGCGGTGTCGACTTTGCCGCTTTGTTCAAGGTATTGCAAACGCGCCCGCAGCGTGTCCGCCATTTGCGCCGTTTTATCGATTGCGTTTTGTGCAACCTTTTGCGCCTCGGCAAACTTTTTTTCGTTGTATTCGAGTTGTAGACTCTTTTGCAAAGTGGTAAGGTCGGTTTGCGCCGCCTTTGCAGCCGAGCGCACGTCTTTCATACCTTTGTTAAACTTTGTCGCGTCCGCGCTTATTTCAACTTTTAATCCGCGTATGTTATCGCTCAATGCCGCTACCTCCTTGTAAAAACTTAACCGCGTCCGCGCCCGATATGTCGCGTATTTCGGTATCCGAGTTTGCCGCCCGTGCTTGCCGCTCGCGTTTCAATGCCGCCTTGATGTTGGCAATATCAAGCGAAAGTATAAGGACGTACAAATCGTTAAAATGTAGGCGTTGTATCATACTATCTTGTATTTTTAACTCAACGCACTTTTGAAAAATTGTAATAACTCTCGGCGGCACAATCGGGTTTTTGTTGCGGCTGCCGTTCGGGCAAACCTTGTCGTACAACCGCAACAACTCCCGACTGTGCATTAAGAGTTTTTTGACGTTACCGCGCTACTGTTAAGTACGATGTTGAAAATATACTCGATTTTGTCGGTAAGCCTTTTAAGATACTCGCCGTCGGCGAGGTCGAAAAGTTGGCAAAACGACTTAAAGTCCGCAATTTCGTCGCTTTCCAAAAAGCAATAAATTGCTTTAAGGTTAGACAAAATATTTGCTTTGTCAATCAACTTACTTTCTTGCACGCGCTCGATGTATGCAAAAAGTGTTTCGTGCGCGGCTTGCGCGGGAAAGTTTGCCTCCCAACGCTGCTCGGCAAATATGGACGTGTCGACCGCAACGTCGATTTCGCGTGCGGTCGTGATAATCTTGCCGTTTCCGTCGTCAACTTTGACTTGTACGGGCAATTTTGTTTTAACCATATCAAACCTCCGTATCGGCGGCTGCGTCGTCCATTACGGGCAAAACAACCTCGTCGCCGAAAGTTTCAAAGTCGGGGTCGTCGGGAGTGGCGGTCATTTGCCATACCATAACGTCGCGCCCCGTTTTCGGGTCTTTGTAAATTGCGCCCGCTGCGTCTTTCAATTCCACGCCCGCAATTTCGAGTGCAGTATCAAAAGTCGACTCGTTGATGTCGTCCGTATTTTGGTCGAACGACTCCGACGGGGCGGTCGGCGATGTTACGCCATACACCCAAGTTTTGGCGAGCGGCATACTGTTATCCTCGTCGAGTCCGCACGTTTCAAAGTAAAGAGCAAAGACGGGGAGTTTTTGCTGCTTAATGCTCGCAATGCCGTTTTTAAGCAACATTTTGCGCCCCATATCGACCTCAAAGTCGTCATTGACATTGTTTGTCGACAATGTACTCGTTTTGCCTTTATCGTTGACGATAGACGCGATACGTTTACCGTCGCCGAAAATCTTTTTGACGCTGCTGTCGGGTTCAAGCGCAATTTTTGTTGCTGTCCCGTATGATTTCGGTGTGCCGTACTTGCCGTCAATCAACATTGCCCACTTAACGCCTTGAATATTAAAGCGTACGAGGGTCTTTTTTCTTTTCTTTTCGGGCATTTTAGTTACCTCCATTTTCAATTGATTTTTTAATTGCTGCGAAAATTTGAGGCTCGGCTGCGTCGAAAGCGCGACGTATAAACCCGTAATGTTTCGAGTTTGCGCCGTACTCTAACACGTTTGAAAGCGGCACGCCGTCCCGAGCCTCGCCTTTGCCGCCGCCTTTCTTTTTTCGATGTACTTTGCCTTTTGCGATACGAGTATTACCAACGTAACGCACGTTTTTGTACTTTGTTTGAATTACCCACGATTGCGCCATTTCGCCCGTGTCTTTCGGTGTCGCGGACTCTATCGCGGACTTAAAAACCTCCGCGCCCGCTTGTACCGCGTCTTGTCGTGCCTCAAACGACGCGTGCGCAAATTCGTCAAAGATTTTTTCGAGCGCGTCGGGGAGTTGGTCTATATCGTATTTTTGCGTCGATATGTTACTCACGTTTGATTGCCTCCAAGTACGAAAACTCGACATTGATACCGCGATACGGGTTGTCAATGTCGGCGATGTCGCTTTCGGCGTTTTTAAGCCGAAAATGTTTATCCGCAACAAACGCCTTGATAACGTCTTGCACGCGCTTGACGACATCGCCGTAACGTTCGTCGTCTTTTTCGTAATTGTAGTAATAGTTGATGTCGATGTATCGGCGGCAGCCGTGCGCCTTGCCGTCGCCGTACAAGCCGTCGTTGCTCGACACAATGCGATAAACAACGTACTCGTTGTCGTTTACTTTGACATCGAGTCCCTTGATAGCGTCGGTTTTAATGCGGCGCAAATGGTGCGACAATACGCCGTATTGCAACAACGTGCTGTCTAATATTTTTTGCGCGATACTTTTTAGCGACATTTACTTTACCTCGTAATGCTTGACGTTAAACTCTAACATTTTGCTGCTTTCGGCATAGTTGTCGGGCGACGACGCAAGCACAAAACAATGCGCCGCGTCCGTTATACCTTGTTTGTAGATTTTAACCGTACCGTTTTGTAGCGCGTCGTAAACGCTTTGCACAAACGTCATACGGATTCTTGCGGTTTGCGATGTGCCGTCGGCTTGTTGCTGTATTGCAACCGTGCCGTAAGAGTTGAGCCACTCGCAATAAAAACAGTCGGTCGTAATTTCGTTGCCGTTATTGCTGTCTTTGCCGACGGTGGACGTTATAAAGTCCCACTCGGTGGTATTACCAACGCCCGCCTCGTAGACGCTTTTTTGTACGGCAAACTTGATTAAAGTGCGCCGTTTTTTCGGGCGGGTTTGCTCACTCATTTTTTACGCCTCCGCAATTGTGATATAAGCGATACAATCATACCGTCTTTTTTGACGATAGAGTTTTCGTCGCCGCGGTCGCGGCAGTCCGCCCAAATGCTTTTGACGACATAGGCGGTCGCCGAGGACGTGTCCGCCTCGGCAACGCCGCTGTCTTTCATAAATTCGACCGCCTCGGCGACATAACCCTCAAACTCCTTGCGTTTAAGCGGGTCGGAGTCGCAATACCCGAGTTTGTATAGTATTTTGTCGATTTCGTCCATAAATACCTCCGTTATCGATTACCGATTGTGTATTGACTTGCCGACCCACGTTACGCAAATTGTTGATTATTCGCCCGTGCTGCCGCTTGCTGCCTTTTTAGCGTAATAGAATTTTTTAGGCGCAGCCTTGCCCGCAACCATAAGGTGAGCGGTGTATTCGATTATGCGTTTCTTGCCGTGCAGTTCGGCGTACACCTCGGTGTTTTTGGTCATATTGAGTATGTAGTTTTTCGCGTTGCCGATAACAAAATCGCCGTCGTGCAAACTCTCGTCGACCTCGACGGGTACGGTCGCAATGGACGATATGCCGCCGTTGTTGTAAATCGGGAAAATATAACGACCCTCTTTGTCTTTCTCGAAAGTCATTTCGAGCGACATAGAGCGCGAGATGTAGACTTTTGCGCCACGCCTTGCACGCCTCGACAATGCAAGGAGTCCCGTTTTGATTGCGGCAGCCTCGCCGCCCGCTGCGTAAGTTTTGCCGTCGATTGCACCAACGGTTACGCCCTCGATACGGTTGTCTTTACCCGTGCCGTAAAATACCTCGTCGGAGAGCAACAAATTCATTTCGTTTGCAAGGTCGGCGAGTAAGTAGTCCGTAAACTCCTCGTCGGTCATTGCAAGCAATTCCATTGTTACCTCGATAGTCAAAGGGTAATTGCCTTGCGCGAGCGTAAGGTTGCCCCACTTGATAGAGCGGTCGTCTGCGTCCTTGCCTTCGCCTTTCGATTTCGATGTGCCGTTGCTCGACTCGACAACGTACGGGAAAATAACCGCGCCTTTGATATGCTGCAACTTAACGTCGCGGAGGAAGGGACTGTCGGGCGCGTCGGTTTCCAAAAGGTCGTACAAAACCGTTTTAGGAATAAACACGCCGCCGTTGTTTACGCCGTCCGCGTCCGCCGACGGGGCGGTATAGGTGCTGCTCGTGGTTGTCAACGCGATACCGAGCGCACGTTTTTCGCCCGCATTAAGGTTGACGGGGGTGTTAAGCAACTGCCCGCGTACTTGTTTACCGAAAGCGATTTTTGCGGTACGCAGTTCGGCAGCGTCAACGACAGCCGTTTCGCGCTTTTCGTCCGCCGTGTTAAATAACACGACTTTGTTTTTGCCGTTCGGTGCGTCGGTGTTTTCGGGGGTTGCCGTAGGGTCGGGACGCGCGGCGCGTGCCTCGGCGTCCTTTGCAGCCTTTTCCACGTCCGCCTTGCCGCGGTTTTCGTCGCTTTCCAATTCCGCCATTTTGAGTGCGTTTCTTTTGAGTGCGGTTTCGATTTCGGCGAGGCGTTTTTCGTCCGCGTTATCGATTTCGGCAACGAGTGCTTTTCTTTGTTCGATAAGTTCTTGTTTTGTCATAGTGAGTTATACCTCTCTTTTAATAAAATTTTTTTCTTTGCTAACTGTAAAGCCGCCGCCCGCTTTTCGGAGTCCGCTCTCTTTTCGTTTTCCAACGCAACGGCGAGGACGTTATCCAACGTCTTTTTGTCATTTTCCAACGTCGCCGAGCGAGCGTATATCGAGGTTTGCGCGTATGCGCCGTCATTGACGGCGGACACCTCGAAAACCCTTGATATTTTTGTGATACGGCGTATCGGCATAGGCTTGTCAAGGTCAAACCACTCGTCGCCCGATACCTCAACACCGAAAGCAAAGGACATATCCTCGATGTCGCCGCGGTCGACAGCACTACACAAAGCGCGTGCCGTTTCGTTTTTCTCGATGTCGAGTCGGGTTACAATGTGCAACCCCGCGTCGTCGATGTTTATGTCCATAGTCGACCGTTTGCCGCGTCGGTGGCGGGCAAGCGGTATCATACCGTCGTCGTGATTTACCATAAATTTGATGTCGCTTAAATCGGCGTTATCGAGCGCGTGCGAGTCGATTTCCTCAAAGAAAAAATCGCCGATAGCGGTGCGCTGATTAAATACAATCGGATACCCCTCGATAATGCCCTCCAACGATTTGACTTGCACTTGCTGCGCGTCGTTCTCGTTAGATTGCGCACGTTTGATTATTTCGGGTATTGTCCGTTTAATCGGTAGTTTTGGCATTGTTATCCTCCTCGGGTTTTTTATCGTCCGCCGCGTCCGTGTCGTCGGCGGGCGGTTGGTCGTCGTCCGCGTCCGTATCCGCAGTTGCAACGGGGTTGTTGTTTTGCTTTTTGATGTTGTCGAGTTGGTAGTCAGTCGCGTGCGACACATCGATGTAGTTTAGCGACACGCGGGTCGGTTGGTCGTCGGGTTCATACCCGAGCAACTCGCGTCTTTCGGGACGCGATAACAATGCGTCCTCTTGTGTCATTTTGACGATTTCCATACGACGGGCGAGGGATAGCGATTGCACCAATCGGTCGTAATACTTGATTTTGTGTCCGTAAGCGAGTTGTTTTTCGGTGTAAAGCGTTATTTTGAAAGCCTCGGCAATACTTGCCAATATGCCCTCGACGGCTGTTTGATAGAAAGCCGCAAACTCGTCGTCGGTGTACTTACCTAACCATATCGGCAGCGATACACCGAAGGGGGCGAGTATTTCGTCGCGGATAAACGAAAGCATATTTGTCGGTATGTCCGCCGCCGCAATGTTTATCGGCGTAAACTCGCTCTCGTAGTCGGTTGCAACTATGCCGTATTTGCTGTCAAACAAGTGTTGCTCAAATTCCTCACGGGTAACGGTTTTTTTGTCAACGTCGGCTATCGTTTTCATTGACAAAATGCCCTTCAGCGACAAACTCGCCTCTAACGATTTCGGTATCGACTCGTGTATAACGTGCATAGTTTGCAAGTTGTCGAGTAAATTTTTGTAATTGCCGCCGCCGTTACGTCCGCCGCCTAAAAACTTATTTGCGCCGTAACCTTGACGTATATGTATCACGTCCGAGTACGGCATATCCAATACGACCGAGCCGTCAACGCTCGACAGTTCGAGGCGCATTTCGTCGTCGAGCATATACATCTTGACGTTTGCCGCCTCGATAGGGTAAAAACCTTTTGTTACGCGCTTGACGTACTTTTTGCCGTTCACAATGATAGGCACGTTATCGTATTGCCAATAGATAAAGCAATTTTTGTGTACTTGCGTGAGGTATGCGACTTTATATAAAAAATCTTTCAACCCGCACAACGGGTTTACGCGCCCGTTAAACACTTTGTTGATGTCGTCGTCGGGTACGTCGATTGTGTGCGGGTTATCGTGTTCAATAATCGATTTTAATTTGCACTTTGACACCTCCTCACAAACGCGGTGTAATGCCGTTGCAACAATATCACTTGCGTGTATATCGCTGCCGTAAGATGTAAACAACACATTGTTTGCGTTTATGACGCGACTGCTGTAAACGTTGTTTTTGCCCCAACCGAGCAAATTTTGTATCGCGGTTTTTAAGACTCCCACGCCGTACCTCCTTGACAAAATAAAAAGTGAGCCGACACTTGACTCAACGCATAACGCATTAAGTCAAAGCACCGACTCACTTATTTTTACGATTTGCAAAAATGGAGTACACGCTATTGACGCATATTAAAATTTACCCTATTATAGCAAATCAAATTACGGTTTGTCAACGATAATTTTGCGATTTCATAGAGCAAAAAACAATAATTGCGTAAAAATAGCGTCAATTTTTTTCGCCTTTTACGGTAAACGTGTACTCTTGCTTGCATAGCGGGCAAAAGTATGTAACGTTGATTATGCCTTTGCGACGGTCAAATTTGCCGAGCAAACGATTGTGTACGGGGCAGCGCACCTCGCGTTGATAAGCCGATAACGGCAGTCTTTCATTGCTTTGATTTTCCATAATCAACCTCCGATTTTTGATATAAACGCGCTCTTGCACTCACGCAAAGCGGCGTATGCGATTATTTTTGACATTGTGCCGTCGATTTTATTGCCGACGTAACCCGCAACCTTTTCGGGCATAACAAAACCTTTGCTATCGTGTTTGACGGCGGTGTTGCGAAAACACCAAGCGCAAATTTCGTTGCGGTTATAGTTGACGTGCCGCGCTTGCAAATCTTGCTCGACGGTGCGCGTCGGTGTGTTAAGTGCCTCGTATGACATTTTGATTTTGGTTAGTACGTCCTCGCCAAAGTTTTTGATAGTGATTTTCGCAAACTCTTTTGCGTGCCACTCGTCATACCCGACGCGGTACGGGCGTATGTGGTACTCGTCGTATATTTCGCGTATGTATCGAGCAACAACGTCGTCGTCAATAACATTGCCTTTAACGACGCGGCAAAGTCCCATACGCTCCCATTGCCGATAGTCGCGCTTTTCGGGATTTGTCGGCGAGTCCGTTGCGTTCGGGTCGTTTGCTTTTGCCTCGGTAACAAAGTACATCGTGTATAAATACTTTGTGTCGTCGTTCGGTCGCATAAATAAAAACGTAACGCTGCACAAGTCGTTTGACTCCGCCAAGTCGACACCGACAATACACCAAGAGTTTGCAAAGTCCGCAAGTGTAAACGTACCGTCGCACGCCTCGATGTCCGCCGCCCGCAGCCAAGCGCGGGGGGATAATTGTTTCAAATTAAACTCTTTCGCAAGCGTAAATGCACGTTGTGCGCCGTTGTTTCGTGCCTCATCTACAAGGTCGCGCAAGTCGGCGATTTTTTTTACGACGTTCAACATCGGGTTTGATTTTACCCAAGATTTCTCGTCGTTCCAAACCTCCGACTCGCTGTCTTGCGTGTATAACCACACGAGCCAACGGGGGCGGTCGAGTTCGCCGCGTAAAACTTTGCGCGCGTCTTTCAAACGTTCGTCGAGGTAGCCGTCGCGGACAATGCCCTCGGTTGTGATTTCAAAATACAACGGCTCGTCTTGCGTTGTAAGCGACGAGCGCAGCGGCATAACCGTCGAGCGGTCTTTCATTTCGTGTACCTCGTCGACGATTACAATTTTAAGGTTTCGACCTTCCTTTGCGCCCGACTTTGCGGACATCTTTTTGATTGCGCCTTTGTTTTGTGCCGAAAATTTACCCGTCTTTTTGCGCTGCCGCGGGTTGCCGAAAAATATGCCTTTAACGTTCTTGCGCGTAACCTTGCACATTGCGCGGGATTCTTCTCGAAAGTTATTGATACAATCAAAGATTAAACCCGCTTGCTCGTAGTCGTTCGACGCACACATAACTTTTTGCCCCGCCTCGCCGCAAAACCACTCGGCAAGAGTGAGCGCACCGATAAACGGCGTTTTGCCGTTTTTGCGGGCAACCAACAACAAAACCTCTTTGTATCGACGCACCCAACGCCCGCCGCCGAGCAATTCCGCGTCATACACCTCAAACCCGAAAATCGCCTCGGCGATTGCCTTTTGACAAAGCGTCAATTTGAAAGGCACGCCCGCAAACGGCGACTCAAAGTGTTTGATTTCGTTTTCGATAAAATCAATACGTTTGTGTGCAGCCGCGAGCGTAAAGTGGTATGTATCGGAGTGATACAAGATGTCTTGCATTAACATTTCGAGTTGCGTTTTTAATTCGCGCCCGATAATGATTTCGCCCGACCGACAACGTTTGTAATACTCGATAAGATAACTATGCCCGCCGCCGATGTCCTCGTTGATTACTTGCCACCCGTCGATAGGCACAATATCGGGGTTTACCAACACCCACTCGGCAGCGGTCGCCGCGTCCGTATTATTCGTATTTGTCGAGGTCGTCGTCGTCAACAACCAATGCTCCCAACAAATCTTTGTTTAGTTTTTGCATACACGTCGAGTATTGTGCCATATACTTGACTCGCGCTTTGCCCGCCGCTGTTTCCTTTTGTTCGTTCGGGTTGTTTTTGTTAAAAAGTATCGACGGCAAGTCCTTGATTTCCTCTAAAATCGCAAACAACTCGGCAACTTTCCGTATTAGTTGGTCGTTTATTTTAAGTTTTACCTCGTCGACGTTCGCCGTCTTGTAAATATCAATAAGACGCTTGTACTCGCCGTCGGCGCGTGCGTCCCTTGTGAGTTTCTTTGCGGTTTCTTTTTTCATATCGACCTCCTAAAATAACGGTTTGCAAACTTTTCGGCAAAAAAGTCAAATTTTTGGTGTGCATTTTTTCGAGTTGGGGCGAGGAGTCTTTTTGCGTTTCAAAAAAATTTTTTGAGGCGGGGGGACTAACGCTCGCTATAACGTCGCCAATAGTTATCAATCCAACCGATAACGGCGGACAAAATCGACTCGCGCTTGATGTCTTGTTGCGCTCGACGCACGCACTCGTCGCGTGGTGTTGCTATGTGTATAGGCTCGGCGTTGTACTGTTCGATAAACCGCTCGCGGTCGTACACATCGGGGAAAGTCCCGACAATATAAGCGTCTTGCCACTTGCGCCGTGTACCCGCCGTGTATATTTCATTGAGCAAGAGGTTGCGTATATCAAACGCGACGGACTTTGTTGCGTCGGGTTTATCATACAAGCCGCATATACATATCGAGCGATGTATCTTGTCAAGGTCGACAACGATGTCGTCGCGGGTTGCAACGGTTTCGACATACGTTGTTTTGCCGCTGCAAGGCGAGCCGTACACAAGATAAACGTGCTTTGCACCTATGACGTTGCCAAAACGACGGTGTACAGCATTGTGGCAATTGTGGCATAGTACCTCGATATTGTCGGGGTTTAGCGTAATACGCGGGTCGTCGATGTTATCGAGCGTCAATTCCTCTTTGTGGTGCGGGCGCAATTCGTCGATGTCAAATATACCGCCGCAGCGGGCGCAAATACCGCCACTTTTGATTTTGCACGCTTGCGCCAACTGTAAGTAGTCTTTGCGGCAATAAAAAGCGTGTATCGGGTCTAACGCCATAATTAAACGCCCTCCCAACCGTCGCTCGGTGCTTTTCCTTGTTCGGCAAGTTCAAGAGCCTTTTTACGCAACTCGACAGCGTGTGGGTCGCGGGCAAATTCGTCGGGAAAACGATTGATAAGCAAAAATTGCAACATACCCGCGTCGGGTTTGCTGTATCGCTTGTGTGTGGTCGTTTTTCCGCCCGTTACAACCTTTTGTCCGTCCTTTATGGTGTAATACTCGACAATTGTTGTTTCGACGTATGTGCCGCCCGTGGCGACCTCGTATGCGCGGTTGATAAGTTCGGTTTTGAGTGCTTTTTTTGCATTACATAGTATTTCGGCGAGTTCGGGGTGGTCTTTTTTGTATTGAGTCCATTGTGTCTTGCCGACCTCGTAATAAGCGCACAATTGCGCCTCGGTAACGCCGACGCGGTGGTAACGTTCGATTTCGGCGAGGTTTGGCAAGATTTTTGTTTCATATTGCGATTTGCCGCCGCCTTTTTTCGGCGTTTTCGGCGTTTCGGGCGTTGCTGAAGGTGGCGCAACTTTTTTAACCGTCTTTTTGGTCGTTTTTTGTGATTTCGGCATTTGTTAAACCTCCTTGTCGCTGATTACCGCTTTTGTGATTGCGAAAAACGGCAAAAACGCGATTGCGACGATAAGCGGCACGCAACAACCGAGCCACGACAACGGGGTTGCGGCGCAAGCCTTGAAAATGAGCATAATTGCCGACATCGGCACGCAAATAACGATTACAAAAAATGCGAGTATGTATATCACGCTGCAAATACGCTTTAACACGGTTTTTTACCTCCGCGCAAAGGCTTAATACCTAAAATCGCATAACCGTCGGCAAGTCCAAAGCCGCAGTTTTGTAAAATGTAGGTAATGCCGACCGTAACGCTGCGACCCGTCTTTTTGCTGCCGTCAAATTCGCGCAAAATCAAGATGTCGCCGACGCAATAGTCGCGGTCGTTCTTTCGCAGTTCAAAAGGCTTTTTGCCGCTTTTGACCGCCTCAAAATACTCGGGCAAGATTTTCAACTCGATTATTTTTGCCATAGTGTACCTCCGTATAGATGTAAATTTTTGTTTTTGCCGCGTCCGCGCCATATCGACGTAAAACCCGTCGGTGCTGCCGTCGCTAAAATAAATACTTTGTGATTTTCCGTCAACCGCTGCCGACACCATAACCAAAACGTATCGTCTTGCAATTGTTCGCCCGTGATGTCGCAATAAATCAACGCTTTGTTTGTGGACGGCAACCGCAAATCGATATAATCGCCGCAACCGATAAGCACATCGGGCATAATCGCTTGCAATTCGTCCGCCGCCTTGCCGTTCGGCGCAACAACGAGTCGATGTTCGCAAATTATGTTGTCGGCGACGATGTGGTCGCCCGCAAACGGCTCAATATAGTGCTTGATATTGCTTTCGTAGATTTGACGTTGTAGTATTGCGGCGATTTCGGTTTTTGTTTTATTCTCGGCGTTTTGCACGAGGTTTACCTCCTTGTAGTTGTTTTATCATTTTGATGTACAAGTACGCGCCCGTACAATAGTCGCTTGTTTTGGCGACCGACTTATGCAGCGCATACCCTTTGTACATAGACTCAAAGACGGCAGTAACGTCAACATCGCCCGACACGATTTTGTTTACCTTTTTGCGGGTAAACTTGCAATCGGCAATAGTGATTTGCGGCTTTTGCAAGTTTTTCGATGTAACGTATCGCTTTGCGCCTTTCGGGTCTTTGAGTATGTAGCGGACTAAACCCTCGTAACCGTCGTCGTCGGCTTGCAATCGGCGGGTTTGACGACGTGCGCCGTTTCGCCAAAGACGCTCGGCGACATCGCGGTCGGGAAAGTTACAAACGATGTGGTGATGTACACGTTTTTTGCCTTTCTCGGGGTCGTCCTCAAACTCGGTAACGTAAACGTATTTTAAGGGTGCAAAGCCGTGTTTGTCGCCGTAGTATTTGAGGCGGCGTATAAACTTTGACATTTCCTTTTGTGCGTCCTCGACTGACGCGGGCAACCGCTTTGTTTCGTATGTAAAAGTACCCCAAATGTCGTCGTCGGTAAAGTTGGTGTTGACTAACCGTATAAGGTTTTTGACGGCATTTTTTTTGTTAAGGTTTTTTTGCACCTCGCGGGATTCTCTAAACCGTTTTGCCCTCGACGTTGATGTGTGCGTGTCCCATATCGGATAAACCTCACACTCTAACACATTGCCGCTTTTAATCGTCTTTGTGCGATACTTGACAATGTGTTTATCGTAGAGAGCAGCGAGCCGTTCCTCGTTGGTGTCGGTGTAAGCAAATAACTCGTCAATGTCGTACTTTTCGTTAAGTGTGTATTTTGCCATTTTAACCTCCGTGTTGTTGGTAGTTAAAAAGCAAAGAATTGACTTGACTCCGCAAGGGTTTCGCCCCTTGCAAGACGACAAGGGGTCTTGCCCCTTGACCCCGCAAGGCTCTGGAAAATCAAACACGCCGTCGGCAAGCACATCGGGGGCAAATGCTCTCTTTGTAGCAAGTCGGGGTTGCGTCCTTTATCACATCGTAAATTGTGTTTGTTTCCGTCTATGCCTTTTAACCCTACCACAAGAGCAAAACCTTTACCGTCAAACGTTGCTAACGCAAAATTTGCTTGCGCAAATTCGGGGCGTTTGACGTTGTTTTGCTTTGTGGTTTTGACGGGTTAAGGCGACGGAAAATAAAACACAATTTACTTGATTTGCGATAACTCTTTCGTCGGTAAGTTAATACCGATTACAAGGACGTTAAAAGCACGTTTTCCAAGCCTCAAAAGGGGTTGACACCACGCCGTGAGTATGCTATAATACATACAAGGTTTGGTTGATGTCTTGCGTCAACTATCGGGCGGTTGCAAGTGCCAAGTTGCAATCGCCCTTTCTCTTTGCCTTTGAGTCCGTATTGTTGACAATCGCCGTTAAATGGCGTATAATAGGCGTTGTCAATGAGTTGTTGACTTATGTTTGCCGTCGATAGGTGTAGCAGCACCGTCGGCGGCTTTCTCTTGTCTTTCGATTTCGTCCAACCTTTCGACGGCGGCGGCAACCATTTGTCGCACAAAGTCCGTTTTGTTCAAATAACCGAGTTTGCGCAACGCGCTTTTTGCAAAAATGCGGTTTGCCGTGTCGCGGTCTATTTCGACCGTAAGATTGTAAATATTGTTGCCGTGCGATAAGCCGTCGCGGCTCTTGCGGGCAGTTGCAACCGTGTTTGCGGTCGCACAAACCGCATTATCGGGCAAGAGGTTGATTTCGTGCGGGTCGTAGATGTCTAAAACGTCGCAACGCAGCGTTTTGCAAATGCTGTCGAGCGTCGGTTTATTCGGCAAGCAAATATCGTTGACTATCTTGCTCAATAACGATTTGTCGACGCGCGGGTCGACGCGCTGCACGCTTGTCAACACCTCTTTTTGCATAATGCCCGATGTGAGCATTATTTTTTTATATCTTGACATCGTTTGCCTCCTTGATTTGTAAGTGTTTAGCGGCAAACAACGCGCTTAAATCGTGCAGCACGCCCTCCTCGGACTCGTGCAAGCCGCTTTTGTTTATAGGCTCGGACGTTTCCGCCAAGATAGGCACGGACGGCATAAAGTCGCCCGCAGCCGTTCGACGTGCCGCAACTCCGATTTGTATGTATCTTGTGTTTGTCATTGTTTGCCGCCTTTTGCCCGCCACATCGGGCGGGCGAGTTATTGATTATCGATTAAATGCAAAAGCCGAAGGACACGCCGTACGAGCCACTCGCGCTGCGGTGGCTG